CACCTAAATTAGAGCCCAAGGCTACTTTAGCAGACAATTCCAAAATAAAAGATAAGTTAGGTTGGAAGCCAACTGGAGATTTAGATAATTGGGTTAAAGAATACAAGAAAATTATAAACTTAACTTAAGATGCAGATAACTAACATAAAATCAGCTATAGAAAGCAGAGAGGAAATGAGTAATAAAAAGGTAGTTGTCATCACTGGCGTAACAGGTCAGGACGGCAGCAATATGGTTGATTTTCTATTGAGCAACCACAAGGATGGAGATATACATATTTTTGGAGGGGCCAGAAGACTAAGTATATCTAATCATGATAATATCAAGCATTTAGAAGGCAACCCAAATTTTACCTTAATAAACCTTGATGTTACTGATGCAACTTGCATTACAAGAGTAGTTAAAGATCTAAGTCCTGACTATTTTATTAATTTTGCTGCTCAAAGCTTTGTTGGTAGTAGTTGGGATTTTCCAGTGCAAACTTGGGATACTAACGCTACAGCAGTTTTGCATATGCTTGAGGCTATTAGACTCTATAATCCAGATTGTCGTTTTTATCAAGCGGGTTCCAGCGAAGAGTATGGCGACGTTATGTATTCTCCGCAAGACGAGAACCATCCCCCTCGGCCAGTAAGTCCCTATGGAGCAACTAAAGTTGCAGCTAGACAATTAGTAAAGGTTTACAGAGATTCTTATGGTTTATATGCGTGTTGCGGATTGCTATTTAACCATGAAGGGGTAAGGAGAGGTGAAGAGTTCGTGACTAGAAAGATAACGAAAGGGGTTGCGAAAATCAAGAAAAGCATGGAGCTCGGAATCAAATTTGAGCCTTTGCAGTTGGGAAATATCAATTCCAAGCGTGATTGGTCTGACTCCGAAGATTTTATTAGAGGAGTTTGGCTCATGTTAAATAGAGAAAAACCTGAAGATTTTGTTTTATCTAGTAACGAAACTCATGAAATCTCTAAATTTGTATCTTTGGCTTTTGAGGCGGCTGGAATTACTGGGAGATGGGAAGGAGAAGGGCTTGAGGCCAAGTTTGTTAACTATCAAAATGTTGTTTTAGTTGAAGTTAATGAAGAGTTTTATCGACCAGCGGAAGTCGATTTACTTTATGGAGACTCCACTAAAGCTAGAGAAGAGATGGGATGGAACCCAAGAACTTCATTCCCAGAGCTAGTTAAAAAAATGGTTCTGCACGATCTTTCTGAAATGCCTTGACTTTTTCAAAAGCGGCCTTTAAATTATTGGCTGTGAACGAGAAGGAAAAGCGTAAGTACCTTATGGATAACTTTCTAGTTGATCCTGCTGGTACTAATTTCTTTCATCAAAACAAGCAAGCTCAAAAGCTTTTAGCCTTTTTCCCTGATATAGATTTTTGGAAATGGCTTAACGCCAACTATGAAGACTTGAAGGTTTACACTCTAGTAAATCTGCTAAAACCTAAAGTTATGGCAAAGCTCAGGGCGCGTAAAAAGATAAAAGCATTCAGTTTCAAAGACAAGCCTTGCATTAATATTTCTGAAGAAAAATTCGGAGAAGATGTTGAGGTAACCCCAACCAAACCAAAAACAGTTCTAGATTTTTTAAGAGATGGCAGCAAAGAGGAAAAAAAGTAGCGCGGAGGGCAAAAGCCCAGTAGAGCAGATAAAACAATATTTATCTGATAATAAAGAGTATCACAATGACTTCGCTGAAGAAGTAGATTACGTTGTATCTAGCGGTAGCTTACTACTGGATATGGAAATGTCTGGAGGTGTTCGGCCTTCGGTAATCAGAGCTTCGGGAGTATCAGAAGGAGGTAAAACGTCTTGCGCTTTATCTTTCGCTAGAAACTTCCAAAAAATGGATAACAGTATGGTTGTTTATGTAAAAGCAGAAGGGAGACTCAGCAAGGACATGATAGAAAGGTCTGGAGTTGATACTTCAGATGATAAATGGTGCGTTAGGAAAACTAATATTTATGAACACGTATTAAATTTCATAAGGCATTTAGTACAAGACAATCCAACTAACTGTAAGTATATGTTCATAATTGACTCAATGGATGCTTTAGTACGCCATTCGGACTTAGATCGTCCTTTTGAAGACGCTAACAAGGTTGCTGGCGGCTCTACTTTGAGTTCTGATTTTTTGAGGAAGATAGCTTTGAACCTTAGCGTTGGTGGGCACATTTTATTCTTAATAAGTCAAGTAAGAAGTAAAGTGTCTATCAATCCATATGAAAAAGGCGACCCAAGACTTACTAATGCTTCTGGAGGGAATGCTTTATTGCATTACAGTGATTGGATTCTGGAATTTCAGCCTAGGCATAAAGCTGATTTCATAATTGAGAAAGACGAGCGTGGTAAAGAAGGGATAGTTGGTCATTTCTGCAAAATTATTCTAAGGAAAACTCCAAACGAAAAAACTGGAGCGCCAGTGAGATATCCAATTAAGTATTTTAGGAAGAATGGCGAAAGCGTTTGGACAGAACAGGAGATTATAGACGTAATGACGGCTTTTCATTGTATAACTCAGAAAGGAGCTTGGATAAACTTTTCTGATGAAATGTGCGAGGAATTTGACAAGAAAAACTTAGAATATGAAAAGCAGCATCAAGGCATAGAGAGCTTTAGAAACTATCTAACTAAAAACACTGAATTAACAAAATTTCTGTATGATTATATTCTTACGGCTTTTCAAAAATAACCATGGATAAATTAAACGAGCTTTTCCAAATGCAGGATTCTCTAAATAAGAGAATCGGGGTTGACTCTAGCAAAATTACAAATGAAGAAGATAGGACTAAATGGACCTTGAACTATTGCAGAGCAATGACTCAGGAGCTTGCAGAGCTTACTGATAGCGTTCCATGGAAGTGGTGGGCTAAATACCAAGAGTTTGACCTGCAAAACGCAAGGGTTGAAGTTGTAGACTTATTCCATTTTTTAATCAGTTTAGCTCAAGTGTTAGGAATGGATGCTGATGAGGTTTACAAGATTTACCTCAAAAAGAACGAGGTCAACCTACAGAGGCAAGATTCCGGTTATACAGAAAAAGACGAAAGCGACACTCGTCATATATGAAGCTGTTTAACGTCAATGGCAAATTAGTAGGGAAAGATGTCGTAAAGTACAGAATAAACTGGAATAAAAAGTGTAGGTCTAAAATCCAGTTTAAGGTCAAACAGTTTTTACTGCCATACTGGAGAAATCATATCTGTTTTGAAGAGTTCCCTGTTTATGGGACTAGGCTAAAAGTAGATATCATAAACTTCACCAGAAAGATAGCTATTGAAGTCCAAGGTAATCAACACTACTCTTTCAATAAGTTTTTCCACTCCAACTCCAGAATGAAGTACCTAGACTCAATTAGAAGGGATAATCAAAAAATTGAGTGGTTAGAGTTAAATAACATAAAACTAGTAGAGATATTAGAAAACGAGGTCGAAGATTTGTCTAAAAAGTTTTTTTATGATAAGTTCGAAATAGACCTATGATAGTGTAAATATATTTATGTCAGCATTTAAGTTTCCAACATCTTTACTGACTCAGATTGATGAATGCTCCGATGGAGGGTTCATTCTCTTCACCATAAACTCAGAAGGCGAGCCAGAGGTTAGAAGTAGGTTTGACGACCCAATTAAAGCTCTAGCTTTGCAGTATTACGCCAAAAACTGGACTGATGTAATCGATGAACTCAATAATAAAGCCACTTTCTCCAATATCGCCAGTATGTGCAGCGATGAAATAGACGGTATAGATGAGGAAGGTTTTGAGGATATTGAAGAGGACGACTCCGGAGAAGACTTTGTTTAGTTTGACATTTGTAAAAGCGTAGGGTAAAGTTGAAAGTTCAATGGAGCTTTACTCTCTTCAAATAGAGAGGCACGTACTAGGTGGCCTTCTTAAAAACCCTAAATATCTTTACGAAATAGATAGGTTTATCAACGAAAGTGACTTTTACCAGCCAACTCATGGCACTATTTTTTCAGTAACTAAGAACATTATCCTTTCTGGAGGTAATGTTGATAAAGTCGTTATTTCAGAGAAGATAAAAAACTTAGGTATTTCTTTCAAGGACGATATCAATATCTATGATTATATCGAAAACCTTTTTTTCACTCAGATATCGGCAAAAGGCTTAGTAGATTCTTCTAAAGAGCTCTTAAAGCTTAGGATTAGAAGAGACTTAGTCGAAAACTCTGATAAAATAAAAGATTTCGTAAAAGCTTCAGGCGGAGATTCTATTGAAGAAATTATTAGTAATGTAGATAAGATACATTCTGAAAAGATAGACAGTTATTCTTTTTCTGATGAGCCTATAAATTTATTTGATGGCGTCGAATCGTTAATCGAGGAGACAGGCAATAACCCTCAAGAAGAGACAGGTTTTAAAACGCCTTACCCTGAGTTCAACCGTTTATTCGGAGGGCTTAAGCCAGCAAACATTTACGCCATAGTTTCTAGACCAGCGCAAGGAAAGACAACGTGGATCAATGACGTAGCTTTCAAAACTTCAGTCATTAACAATTGCAAGGTTTTAGTCTTAGACACAGAAATGAGCACAAAGGAAATGCAATTTAGAATGGCCGCTTCCATGTCTGGCGTTCCAATGTGGTACCTTGAAACGGGTAAGTGGCGAAACGACCAAAGTATGGTTGATAAAGTCAGGGCCTCGTTCAAGAAGATCAAAGACTATAACTATTTTCACTATCATGTTGGCAACAAGACTATTGATGAGATTTGTTCGATGATAAGGAGATGGTACTACTCTCAAGTAGGCAGGGGAGAGAAGTGTTTAGTCGCTTACGATTACGTTAAGTTAACTGGAGAGAAAGTTGGTTACAACTGGGCCGAGCATCAAGCCATAGGCGACAAAATAGACAAGCTTAAAAAAATATC